GCGAACGACACCGGCGGAGCGGTATTGGCGAGCGGTCTCATGGGCGAGATGTTCCTGCGAAACGCATCGACCGTCACGGATTATATCTTCTTCCTGAATGGCGGGAAGGTGTTGTTCGAGGCGACGGCGAGCGGCGGCACGGCGAGGGTCAGTGGCATCGGTACCTACGACAACCAGGGCGCGATCACAGTCGACTCGGCGGGACTGGTCGACGAGGGCGCGCTCGGCCTATTGGTTTTGATCGATCAGCGCGAGTACGTGCAGGACGGTCCGAATCAGCTGCAGACCAAGTGCCGCCGGTCGTCGTTCGCGACCGAAGCTGCGCGCGCCGCTGCGGAAATCGTCGGCGCGGCGCTCGTTCCACCGTTCGTCGAAGGCAAGCATACCGCTGCGGTAAAAACGCAGTACGTCGAGACGACGCAGGGCGCGAACCCGGGCGAGCCGCCGATCCACACGGTGCGCACGCTGTGAGCGCCGCGCTCGCAACTCAGGGCTACGAGTGCGCCAATAGCGGCGCCGCGCTCGCGACCCAGGGTTACGAATGCCTCGGCGCCGGTGAGCTCGTCGCGCGTCGCGATGCGATCGTCGTCGCGCGCAACTCCGATGCCGTGGTCTCGGCCAAGCCGAGCGATCCGGTCGTCGTCGCGGGGCACGTGACGTGAGCCGGCCCGAGATTCCGATCACCGTGTTCCGCAGCGAGACGCTGACGCAGCCGTTCTGCCTCGTCGATCGACGCACGCGCCTCGGCCTCGACCTCACCGGCAAGATCGTGCGGTTCACGGTGCGGGCCGCGCTCGACGAGGCGATCCTGATTAGCAAACAGACTGGCGCCGGGATCGTTCACGATCCGGATCAGGTCGCGAGCCCCGGCAAGTTCACGCTGACGGTCCCGGCCGCCGAGCACACCGCGCTCGGCGCGTTCGATCACCGGTGGGATCTGTGGGTGGACGATGAATTGTGGGTCGCGCCCTCCCTCTACGACGTGCGCGACTCGGTGCGGTTCGGCCGGTGATCGCCGGGCTGATCGGGTTCGGGGTCGGCGCGCTCGCGTTCGCCGGGATCGCTGTCGCCCTCGCGATTCGGAACGGGCAGCTCGACGGCGACAACCGTGTGCTCACCGGCGACCGCACGCGGCTGCGCAAGGTCGCCGCCGGTGCAGCGCTTGAGCTCGCCGCTGCGCTCAGCCGGGGCGAGCAGCTCGAGGACGAACACGAGGCGCAGGTACGGGGGATCTATGACCGGATCAGGGAATCGGGCGGTGCTGCTGCTCTCGGTGATCTTGCTGTCGGCGAGCTCGAGCGGCTGCTGTCGCCGCCCGAAAGTAGAGCCGACGACGATCAGGACGGTTAGTGTCGGCTGCCTCACGCACCCTCCGCCGACGCTGCCCGACGCGGGCGAGTTGATCCTTGCGCCCGGCGAGGGGATCTGCCCCGAGGCCGCGACGGGCGGGTGCTACATGGCCGAGGCGGCCCTCGCGCTCGCCGAGTCGCTGCGGTACGCGCGCCGTGCATGGATCAAATGCCGCCGGTGATCGTGCCACGTGGAAACATCGGGCCGAATCGCGGTAGACTCGGCCCATGTGGAAAGCGATCAGAGGGATCCTGTCGTCGAAAAAGGCGGTCGTCGCCGCGGTCAGCGCGGCCGTGTGGATCGCGGGCCGGTTCGGTCTCGAGCTCGACGTCGCCGAATTGCTCCCCGTCGTGGCGCCGCTGTGGGCCTACGTGATCGGGCAGGGCGTCGCGGACGCGGGCAAAGAGCGCGCGAAGGTCGAGGCGGGCACCGACTAGCGCTGCCGCTTGAGCGTCCGCTCGATCACCGCGCGGACCCACTCGCTCAGCGAGACGCCCGCCTTGTCGGCGGCGGTCTGCCACCGGGCGCGGAGCTCGGGGGCGAGGCGGATGCGGAGCGGGGGATTGCCGCGGCTCATCGGGACACCTCCAGATATGCCCGCGCCTGCGCGCACTGCCACTCGTGCTCGGCGGAGGAGGCGGCGGCGGCGGCGTAGGAGGCGTAGGAGGCGGAGGCGGCGGCGTAGGCGGCGGCGGAGGCGGCGTAGGAGGCGTAGGAGGCGGAGGCGGCGGCGTAGGCGGCGGCGGAGGCGGCGTAGGAGGCGTAGGAGGCGTAGGCGGCGGAGGCGTAGGAGGCGTAGGCGGCGGAGGCGGCGGCGGAGGCGGCGGCGGAGGCGGCGGCGGCCTCCGCCTCAACCCAGGCTCTCGCGGTTTGGATCGCGCTTAGCGCGATCCCCTCCGTCCACGGGTCGGTGATGCGCTCCACGATCCGCTCAGCGCAGTCGCACGCCCACGACACACGGTCGGAGCGAGAGAGCAGTCGAGAGAGGACCCAGCGAGCGTCGTCGCGAGGTAGCGACAGCAGCACGGGTAGCGCGTCGGCGACCGCGATCGACGTCCCGCCCATGATCTGCTCCAGCCTGCCGGCCTCGTAGCCTGTGCACGGATCGAGTGCGCGTAACTGCGCGATCGTGATGCGGGTCATCGGGATACCTCGATAGCAGCGTCGTCCACGGCATCGACATAGCCGGGGCCCTCGGTTGGCAGTGTCGAGCAGCCCGCGTAGAGGCACTCGCGGCAGATCCGACTCGGCGAGTCCTCGCGGTCCTGATCGGCGCTCACCCAGTAGGCGGTGATCGTGGCGGTACCGCAGTCGGCGTCGTTGAGCGTCACGGCGCAGTGCTCGCAGATCGTGCGGCTCATCGGGACACCTCCAGATCGAGAGCGCAGTCACAGACGCGATAGATGGTGTTCGTGGTCGGGCCAGTTTTCGTCGTGCGTGTCATGCCCCTAACTAATGCACTCGGCGTGCCGAGTGTAGCCACACGTATTCACTAGGCCCCGCCCCGCCGCCGTGACGTGTGGACACACCCGGATGAGGATACGCGGGCTTAGCCTGTAGCCACACCAGACGATCGCGACAGAATGTCTCAACCACAGGACGCGCCCAGCGGCGCTGTACGGGCCGCTGCTCGAGGGTGTCCCCGCGTGCCGGCCCGGGGCAGTCAGGGCAGCACGCGGCGTTTCAGCGCGTCGTGCGTCGGCGGCTCGCTATGCGCGCTCACTAGGTGTGGTGGCTACGGTGTGGCTACACACTAATGCGCGATCGGCGGCGCGCGTAAGTGCGTGATGCTACGCTGCTGATCGGTGAGCCTGACGATCGCGCCACACGAGCCCGCGAGCCTCCTTCGGCGGTACCGGCGCGAAGTCCGCGCCGCCGCGAGCTCGTGGCTCGGGCGCGGCGAGGCAGCCGGACAGAACAACCGCGGTCCGGACGTCGACGAGATGCTCGCGATAAGCGGAGTCGGGCGCCGCGATCGAGACGGCCACTCGGTCGGCGGCCCGTGGTGCGGCGTCGGCGCGAGCGCGATGCTCACGCTCGGTGCTCGTGCCATGGGATGGCTCGCGCCGCCGTTCGCGATGCATGCCGGCGCGAAACGGTTGGGCCGCAACGTCGGCAGATGGGGCCGCTTTGTCGTCGCGCCTCGTGGCTGGACGATCCTCGGTGGCGGGACCTACCTCGGCGATCCAGGGATCGACGAGTCGGCGCTGATTGTCGTGTGGCACCGAGGGATGACCCGCGAGACTGCATGGTCAGGACACGTCGAGATCGTGTCGCACTACGAGCAGGAGACGGACTCGCTCTGGACCTTCGCGCCGAACGTGGTGCCGCGGCAAACCGCGCGAGGTCTGCACGGGCTGACGATCGCGCGCGGTCAGGCCGTGTGGCATCAACGCGAGCACCGCAATGGTCGGTGGCGTCGCAAACTCTACGCTATCGCTGCGGTCTAGTCCGCAGGCGGATCGTCTCGAGTCCGCTGCGGGGATTCCTTCGCTACGTCGGCAACGCGTTCGGGCGATCCGTCCTCGCGCTGTTCTAGTCGTCCACTTGTCGTCGAGAACACGAGCTCGCGACCTCCTGCGTGGAACCAATTATGGGCTTCATCGTGCCACCGATGTCCCTCGCCGAAGTGGTCGACGAAATCCTGCACCGAGCAAATCCGCACAACGCCGGGCGCGCCGATGATCAGTTTCGCGGTCACGTCGCCACCCCTTTGATCGCGTCGTAAACCTCATCAACGATCGAAGCGCGCAGCTCGGGCGTCATGGTCTGCCCTACGAATTTTTGAAGGCGACGGAACACCATCCAACCGATCCATCGCTGAGTGGCGATGTCGCGCGGACAACTCCAGCACGATTGCGTGACGGCGCGCCCGTGGCCGCAGACCTTCACACCCCACGCGAGGGGTTGCCACTTGTGGTCGATGCGCAGATTCGACTCGCGTGCAGTCACGAACGCCGCGTGAACGACGAGCGCGCCGAGTAGCTCGATCACGTCGACCTCCGGATCCCTGCGGCGATGTCGGCGAGCCTCTGCCGCGCGGATTGCTCCCCATAGCGACGATAGCGGCGCGCTCTCCGGTTCGCGGCCTTCCACCCGGCGCGCCCGAGGTTGCGCGCGAGCATGAACCACCATGGCGCAGGTGACCCAAACGCGCGCAGTTCGTTCTTGTGGACGTACCAAGGGCCGTAGTCAGTCGGCACACGTCGAATCGTTACCCGGCTCAAGAGCCGACCTCGTGCGCTTTCAGCCACGTCTCGTACTTCACGCGCGACCCGTGGCACTTGCCCGGCAGCTCCTGATGGACATAGATCGCGATCGCGGTGAGGGCGCGAAAGCTCTGCTCGTCGGCCCGGCAGGCCGCGTCGCGAAAGTCGTTTGCAATCACCGCCTGCAGGAAGTCACCGACGCCGGTCCCGTGTTCGCCGTAGCGTTTCAGCCCCGCGAGAATCTTGGACGGGATGATCGCGAAGTCGCGCCGCGAGGGCGCCGCGCCCTTGCCCGGTTCGCCGAGCTCGAGCATTCGGATCGCCCGAGCGCTGTCGGGCGTGTAACCGAATTCCGCGAGGCAAAGCTCGGCGAGGTCCCGCGGGGCGCGGTCTTCGTCGTATGGCGCGGCAAGCACCGAGAGCGTGTGATAGATCAGCCGCTCCCTGTCGGCGACAAGCTGCAGCTGCGCGTTGGCGCGATCGTGGATCTCTTTCGACTGCGCCTCGAGCAGGTCGGCGGTATCGCGTAGCGCGTCGACGTGCAGCTCGGTCAGGCCCGTTTTCACCGTCGGTGCGTAGTGGATGATCTCCGCGAGCTCGCGCAGGAATGCTGCGCTCACCGTCGGCCGCCCTTTGGCTCGAGTCCGCTGCCGCGGCACCGCGTGCACTTGCTGCTCGCGAGGGCGAGGTCGCGCAGGAATTCGCTCACGCCCTTGCCTGCCTTGGCGGCGGCGGCGGCGATCTGTTTCGCCTCGCGCTCGTCGACCTTGATGTGGATCTGTTTGTCACGCGGCATCGTCTGGTTCCCCCTGCTCGAGTCGTGAGGCGAGTCGGTCGCTCGCCGCCGCGAGTTTGCCGTCGCTGTCGGGCGGCGTGTGCGCCTCGTCAGCTCCGCGGTAACCACACGAGCAGCTGATTACCCGCGGGCCGCCGGCGAACTCGAGCTGTTCCGCGCTCGTCGAGGAAAACAAAGCGACCGTGAATTCGCCGTCGCCGTCGCGCAGCGTGATATCGCGTGTCCAGAAGTCGCCGCCGTTATTCTCGTCGCGCGCGAAGTGCGCGATCGGTCCGAGGGCGATTAGCTCGATGCCGTGAAACGAAATCGTTGGGGTCATTGGCATGCTCCGGTTTGTGTGAGGCTCCAGTGTACACGACCGTGTATCAGCGTCAACACGAAAGCAACACCGCGAAAGCGACCCCCCGGCGGCCGACCGGAGCGGCGCAACCCCGCGCGCCGTCATGCCAGACACTCGCGAGGCGCCGGGAGGTCTACGACTTTTTGCCGAGCGCAGCCTTGAGGCCGTCGGTGCCCGTGCCCGATGGTGCCGTGCTCGCGCCGCTCGCCTCGAGCACTGCCGCCCACGTCGTCTCACCGTCGCGCACTGCGGCGTAGAGCGCGCGGAGGTCGGCGAGCTGCGCCGGGCTGCACTTGCTGAGATCGTGGCCGAGGTATTTTTCGAGGTCGGCCGCCGTGACGTTGAGCTGCGCGAACGCATCAGCGATTTCTTTGCGCGCGGCGTCGGGATCCTTCGCGGCATGATCGCTCGCGGTCGCTCGGCACAGATCCATCGCCTCGTCGACGAGGTCGCCCGGAATCAATCGCAGCGCGCAGGTTCGCATCGCCTTCGAGATCAACGCGCCCTCCTTGTTGAGCAGATCATCCTCGGAGGCGCGAACGGTGTGCGTGGTCTGCCCGGTCGAGTTCGTGCGCGAGCTGACCGCCTCCTGCCCGCGGCGCAACGATCGGCGCTCGACCGTTTTTGTCACCACGATATCCTTGGTGTGCGTGACGTTCGCCTCGAGGTCCGTCACCGAGACGCGCACGATCCGCTTGTCGTCGTCGTCATAGATCGCGTAGGCCTCGGGCAGCATGTTCCCCATGCACCGCATGGCAGCCTCGGCGAATCGGATCGACGGGCCCTTGATCGACTTGCCGCCGCCGATCGGCCTTTCGTATTCGGCGACCTTCGCGAACCTGGGCCGCTGGCACTCGCGCAGCAGTTTGCCGCGCACGGCGTCGTCGCTGCGCGGGTTACGCCACGCCACGAGGTAGCGCGCCTCGACTGCTGCTTTCGCCTGCGCTGCTGCGGCCGTCGTCGCGGTCTCGGCGAGCGGTGCGGGCATGGTCGGCACGAGCGCGGTCGGCTGCTCTCGAGTCGCCATGGCACCGGACGGCGCGGCGGTCGTTGCAGCGCCTTGTGTCCCCGGGGGTGCGGGCGGCGGTGGCCAATCCTCGCCGCGGATGCCCGGCGCACCGTCGGCAACTCGTCGCGGCTTCGGCTTCGGCTTCGGCGTCTGCGGTCCGCCCGGTGGAACAGCCCCCTGCGGACGATGGCCGGGCGTGGGTTCCACTTTCGCCGTGTCGGCGAGCTCCTGCGCTGCGACTTCGGCCTGCTCCTCGATCTCGATCATTCGTTTTTCGTCGTCGGATAGTTCGGGCATCGGTCTACTCCGGTTTGGGTTGCATGAGCAGCAAGATGTCGGCGGTCGCAGCGAGCGACGGTTCATCCTTGAGCCACCGCCGCGGGCTGTACCATTTGCGCGACGGCTTGTAGCGGTGCTCGTCCTGCAGCAGCTTCAGCGCCTTGTAGCTCAGGTCGAGCTGATCGGCGAGCTCCTCGGCGACGGCGGAATGATTCACCCGGCCGCGTGAGTCGTGTTTGAACATCGATTTTTTCCCGAGCTCGTCGGGTAACTCGAACCCCTCCGCGTCGCCGATCCGCACCTGCAGCTGCTGCCTGATCCGTTCTTTCGCATCATCGACCATGCGCCACAGACACTCGACCGCGCGCAGCCGGCGGTGCAGTTCGAGGTCGTCGTCGGTCGGCTCGAGCAGGTGGCGCGTCGTCTTGTCGAATCGGCGCCGCAGATAGCGAGCGTATTCTTTCGAGCCGTCAGCCTCGGGCGGTACGCGAGCGACCACGTGCTGCTGCCACCACTGCTCGCACCGCTCGAGCAGCGACGCCTCGAGCTCGAGGTCGCGCTCGGCATGGAAGATGCGCAGCTCGTGCGTGTTGAACAGCACGGCGAGGTCGAGGCCGCCGTCGCACCCCGCCCCGGCGACGTACCACGTGCCCTGGCACAGATCGGAAAACGGGATGTCGTCGGTGCCCTCGTCGCCGTACTCGCGACGCATGAAGAACCCGCGCGACTTGATCTCGACCACGCGCATCTCGGCGTCTAGCTCGTCGGCGAGGTAGTCGAGCGTAAAGAGGTGCCACGGGCGGTCCGCGCTGCGCTCGGTCGCGAGCGGTCCCCTGAGCGTGCAATTGTCCGGGCCGCCGCAGCGCCGCTGATACTCCTTCGCGATCACCGGCTCGAGGATCTGCCCCCACTGCGTGCGCTCGTTCCCGGCGAACCCATCGAGCTCGCCGATCTTTTCGGCGTAGACGTCGATCGGCGCGCGGTACGGATTGAGGCCGAGGCACGCCGCGACGTCGCTGCCGCCGAGGCCGGTGCGCCGCATCGCGTGCCACTCAGGCGAGTGGGTACCGCCGGCGCGTGCGTGTTCGTCGATGACGGCGCACGCCTCAGCGAGGCCGCGCTGGGCATCGAGGATCAGCGCCTCGCCGTTACGCATTCGCGTAGCCCGCGTCGAGCGCGGCACCAACGATCTCGCGGCAGAGCTGCGAGACGGAGGACCGGCGCGCCTTAGCCACGCGGTCGAGTTGCTCCCAATCCTCCGGGCGGAGCGCGAACGTGATGCGCGGATTGCGCTCGTCGGCCGTCCCGGGCTCGGTGTTCTCGTTTTGCTGTGGTGCCATGCCGACGACTACTAGCACGCCGGGGTGACACGTGTCTACAGTCGGTGACGAGTGCTGAATATGTCACCTGTGCAGAAACTGTGGGTAGGCGTCGGCCTCGCGCTTCGGGGTTGACGCCCGTCGCTGCGAAGTGTTAACCCTGTCGGTGCATGGGGGCGGGACAGTCGAGCGGCTTCGTGATCTGGCACCGGACGGTGTTCGCCTCGTGGCTCTGGCGCTTGCCGCCGGCTCAATTCAAGGTCGCGTTCGCGCTCGTCGCGTTCGCGAACTGGACTCCAGAGCAGTGGCACGACGGGCGTAGTCCAGTCGAGATCCCTCGCGGTGAATTCGTGACATCACAGGCCAACCTCGCGAAAGAATGCGGGGTATCCGTAAAAGTTGTGCGCGTGAGTTTGGGCAAGCTAGTGCGCGCAAACATGATCGAAGTGGACGCGGGAAGGGCGAGTATGTTCACTCGGATTCGCCTCGTGAATTACGGAGCTTACCAGGATCTGCCGCGAGTGAAGGGCGAGCAAAGGGCGAGTGAAGGGCGAGTGAAGGGCGAGCAAAGGGCGAGTGAAGGGCGACAAGTAAACAAGGGAACAAGGGAACAAGGGAACAAGGGAACAAACAACAACCCCCAAAACCCCCCAAAGGGGGATGTCGAGATCGTAGTGGAGTACCTCAACGCCCAACTCGGCAGGACGGGCGCCGCTTGCTTCCGAGCCCGAGGCAAGACCCGCGAGCTGATCGAGGCGCGGATGGCGGACGGGGCCCTCGTCCGAGATCTACGAATGGTCTGCTGGCACCGGGTGCGCGAGTGGAAGGACGATGAGCAAATGGCAAAATTTCTCAGGCCCTCGACCCTGTTCCGCCGGAGCAAATTCGAGGAGTACCTGCCGCAGGCAGCCGCGGCCGTCGCCGAGCAGAAGCCAGAAACCACAGACCCGCACAAAGTCAGCCGCGAGGACTACAAGCCGCTGCTCGGAGGCCTGCGGTGACTGAGACGATCGCTCAGGCGCTCGGGAGCACGGACGGCACGCGCATGGCCAGATGCTCCGACTGCTCAGAGCAGCACGAGGTTGCCCAGGTCGCCTGGGATCTGGCGATGATGTTCCACGAGGCTCTGGTGGCGCGCGGCGAGGCGGGGCTCTCGGGTGTAGCTCGTTGCGCCAGCTGCAAGAGCGCGTGGAAAAAAGCGTGCGCGAAGGAGCTCGAGGAAGAGCACTACCGCGACGTCGCGTTGTTCCGCCGGATGCGCAGAGCGCTCGCGAGCATCGAAGCACGCGAGGCTACGAGGCAGGACGTAGTGTTGTTCATCGCCAGCCTACCGGACGACTTCCGGATCGAGCACCACGCCGCCGTCGCCAGCTTCAGGAGCGAGGCGGACAAGCGCTTCGCGGAGCTCGACAAGAAGCGGCGGCGAAAGGGCGAAGACTTTGACGGCTAGCCACGCTGTACTGCACGGCGACTGCCTCGGCCTCGGTGGGATGTCGCTGCTGCGCTCGAGCTCGGTCGACCACGCGATCACGGATCCGCCATACACGCCCCACACGCATGACCAACAACGCATCCGGTGGACCGCTCGCGGAGATGTGCCGGGCGGCATTACGCGCCCCGCTGAGCTGTCACGCAGCAAGGATCTCGGCTTCGAGCCGATCGACAACGAACTGCGCGCCCGGGTCGCCGCCGAGCTCGCCCGCGTCGTGCGCCGGTGGGTGCTCGTGTTCACCGACGATAGCGGGATGCAGCCTTGGATCGATGCTCTCGAAGGCGCCGACCTGCAGTTCGTGCGCTCGCTCGTGTGGATCAAAATCGGATGCGCCCCGCAGTTCACTGGCGACCGACCGGCCAACGGCTACGAGCTGATCGTCGTCGCGCACCAAACCAAGCCCGACGGCAAGCCGATGAAAAAGCGGTGGAACGCTGGCGGCAAACGTGGCGTGTACGTGCACCCGATCGTGCTGAATCGCGGAGGGCACGACGACCGCGTGCACACGACGCAGAAACCGGAGGCGCTGCTCGAGGAGTTCGTGCGCGATTTCACCGATCCCGGAGAGGTCATCCTCGACCCGTTCCTCGGCAGCGGCACTACCCTCGTAGCGGCCAAGCGGTTCAACCGCGGCGGCATCGGGTGGGAAATGCAAGAGCACTACGCCGAGGTCGCGCGCCGACGCATCGCCGACGTAATCCAGGACCAGCGCGTCACCTATTCGCGCGGCAAGCAAACGCAAACGGAGCTCGCGCTGTGACGACGACGCCGATCGAGGTGCATTCGTGGCAGCTCGTCCTGCCGCAGACCGGCGGGCTGAAATGGCACCTGTGGCACACCGCCGAGCTGGTCTCGATTTGTAACTGCGCCGACAAGCGGCTGCACGAGGTGCTCGAATCGCCGCCCCGTCGCCGATTCCCAGTCTGTCAAATGTGCCGGTGCTATGCGCAGCGGAACGATCTGAAAATGCCCCAGTGGGCGATCACCCCAAAACGAAAGCGAGCAACACCATGAGTGCAGCAGCCAAGGCAAACAAGGAGCTCCCCGGATTCGAGCGGCCGACGATCAAAGCGATCGACGTGCAGTTCGCGCCGTACCTCGTGCTCCGCGATCAGCACATCGCGCTGACGAGCAAGCTCAAAGCGGCGAAAACCAGCTGGCAGGACGAGGTCGACGCGCAGCGCAAGGATCTCGAAGAGGACAGCAACGGCGATCCGGTCTACGTCTACCGCGACGGCAAGCGGCAGTTCCGACTCGCGATCGAGCACGGCGACGAAAAGGTCACCTGCTCGGAGATCAAGTCGAAATCCGACGACGACGACGGAGCGATAGGCTAGTGCAGGACAACAGCGGAGTGCTGCACCCGATCGAGGGCCTCGACGATCCAGCCCGCAAGGGCAAGGAAGATTGGCCGATCTACACGGTCGGCGAAAAGGTCCGCTTTCGTGGTTGGTGGTGGGAGATCGTCGATATCATCGACGGCGGTCCCAAGCTCAAGGCGTCGCATCGGTGCTCGATGGCCGAGCGGCTCGACGATATCGCGTTGCTCGAACGTGAGCTCAAGCAATTGCGCAAGCGCAAACAGCAGGCCGGCGGATAGTGCAAGCCGCGCTGTTCGAGGATGCGAGCTCGCCGGTGATCCGATTCGCGATCGCCGGCGAGCCCGTGCCACAGGGATCGAAGGTCGGGCAGATCGTCGGGCGCCGCGTGAAGTTTCACGGCGCCGTCGCGGTGCTCGAGCCCAAGGTGCTGCTCACCGAGCAGGCGGATATGTCGACGAAAACGAAGGGCCGCGACCGGCTCAAGAAATGGCGAGGCCGAATCGAGACGGCAGCGGCGCGGGCGATGCTCGAATGGGGAACGAGCGCGGTGCTGGCGAGCGAGCGAAGCGAGGCAGTAGTCAGCCCGTTCACGTTCGCCGTGGTGCTGTCGGCGGAGTTCGTGCTGCCGCGACCGCCGTCCCACTACAAGCCCAGCGGCGACCTGACGGCGAAAGCAAAGCGGGACAACGCGCATCCGGGCAAGCCCGACCTATCGAAATTGGTGCGCGCCGTCGAGGACGCGATGTCCGGCATCGTGTACGGCGACGACGCGCAGGTGCAGCGCTACGGCGCGGTTTTCAAACGGTACGCCGAGCGCGGCGGGCGCGGCGGCGTGATCGTGGAGGTGAAACGACTATGGTCTACATCGGAAAATACGGCGAATACGTGCACACCCTCGACAGCGGTCGATTCATAGTCGGCCGCAACTTTTTGGCGGGCGTATGCACGCACAATCCACCGAAGGCCGAGCCGCCGTGCTGGCAGCGGATCACGCCGCTCAAGCAGCCACTGTTCGCCGGCACGTTCGAGCAGCTCGCCGCGATCGGTGTGCCGACCTACGCCAACCCGAACAGCGCGATCAAGGCCGCGCGCCTCGTGTACCCGGATCTTCGGAAACGGTTCCCGTGGCGCGAATGCGAGGGGCGCGGCCTTTGAAAGCTGCCGCCAAGCTCGCCCCGATCCTGCAGGCCGTTTGCGATCAAGTCGCCGACGAGGCACAGGCCCTCGCGGACATGCGGCGCGTCGCGCTGCGGATCAGCAAGGTGTACGGCGATACGGTCGCGCGGCACCTGACCATGTATCACGAGGACGCCGACACGCTCGCGCGGCTCGTGCTCGCCTACACCGAGGTGCCGGACGATGAAAGCTAGACCGGCAACTTTTCAGGATCTCGCCGAGCGCATCCGCGACCTGGAGCAGCGACTAGAGGCTGCGGAGGGGCTGCTAGACCGGGCGAGTGAATGGGCGATAGCGACAGGCCACAGTCGTCGTAGCCTGTTCCGCGACATCCGCGCATTTCTCGACGGCGGAGCCGATGACTGACCTCGAGCAGCTGCTCAAGGGCTATCGGCGTCTCGAGAAACGCGAGGACCTCGCCGGCGTGGTCGACGATCCGACGGGCATCCGGTTTCTTGCTGCGTGGCGGCGGCAGGTGCCGACGTGGAAGCGGTCGCGCGCGAAACAGCCGACCGAGATCGGGCTGCTGTGGGTGTGGGTGTGGGCGGGCGTCCGATACGACCGCGAGGCGCTTGCGATCGCCGCGAAGGTGAACGAGTCGACGGCCGAGCTCTATCTGCGGTCCTGCGTGTCGGCGCGGATCGTCTATCCCGACGGCTCGATCTCGAAGCCAGCCGAGCGGCTGATCGCCGCGCACGTCAAAAACCGATTCCCGGGCACTCGGCGAGGCCGGCCGCCGGGCGTCAAGGATTCGAGCAAGCGAACACGAACGCCGGCGACGAAAGACGAGGGTGCGGAATGAACATCGAGCTATTCCCATGCTCGGGTGGCATGGCCCTGGGATTCCGCCGCGCCGGCATCGAGTTCGATCTGGCGATCGATTTCGACCCGTGCGCGGTCGATAGCTATGCGGCCAACCTGGGCCACCGGCCGCTGCAGATGGACGTGCGCGACTTTCTGCGACTGCTCGAGGACGGATGGCGCCCGGCCAAGCGGCTCGAATTGCTCGTCGCCGACCCGCCGTGCACGCCATGGAGCCGCGCCGGCAAGTGCAAAGGGCAGGACGACGAGCGCGACATGCTGGGCGAGACCATGCAGATCATCGAGCTACTGATGCCGCAGCGGTGGGTGATCGCCAACGTGCCAGGCCTCGACGACGCGACCCACTGGGACAAGGTGGTCAAGCCGGTAATAGGCGAGGCCGCTGTGCGGCTGGGCTATTGCGTCGACTACGCGAGCCTCAACGCCGCCAACTACGGTGTGCCGCAGATGCGCGTGCGGCCGTTCTGGTTTGCCCACCAGGTGGGAACCGAATGCATCCGGTGGCCGGCGCCGACTCACGGCGATCCGCGCAAGATGGGGTCGCTGTCGCTGCCTGGTGTTGACGCGCTGTTGCCGTGGGTGACGTGTCGGGATGCGCTATCGCACCTACCGCTCGAGGAGCTCGGCAAGCCCGTGCGGCTACGATGGCGCAACCCCGATCATCGCGCGTCGGATCCAGACGAGCCGGCAAAGACGCAGACGCGGAACACGAACAGCGACGGTTGTCTGCTGGTGAATCCAAGACACGCGCCCGCCGTGCTCGATCGCCCGGCACCGGCGGTGACTGCCAAGGACCGCGACGGACACGCGGCGCCCGCCACAATACTTGCCGTCGGCGACGGGCCGCGCGCCATGATGCGCCCGCACGAAACCGATCGGCCGGCGCGCACGCTCACCGGCAGCTGCCAAGACTCGACCCACATCCTCGCCGTGTCTCCCCGACACGTCTCTCGCGAAGATGAGCCCGCGCATGGAATCACCGCCGGAGCGGATCATCGGCAAGAGTCGGTGCTTGCAGAATCCCGCCAGGTCGGGCAATGGCCCAGCAAAGGCAACCACAACCCGAGCCGCGCGGATGCGCCGGCACTCGTGCAGACGAGCGCGACCGGAAGCACCTCGGGCGTGATGGCGGCGGACGACGACTGGCCATGGGGCCGACCCGCGACCACCGTCACCGGTGACAAGAGCGGACGCATCCCTCCGCCCGGACACCACGGCAAAAGCTACATGTCCAAAGGCGTGAAGCTGTCCGAAAAGGCCCGACTGATCCTCCAGTCTTTCCCAGAGGACTGGCAGCTACTCTCGTCCACCAAGACGGGGCGATCATCGATGTTGGGCCAGGCGATGCCGCCGCTGCTCGCGCAGCCAGTCGCGCGAAGTATCGTGGAACACATGGCAAAACCGGAGGGCGAGTGACAGTGAACGCGCGCCCGATGATAGTCGGCGAGGCGAACCCCTACGGGGGCGATCCTCGGTTCGCGCTGTACCCGAGGCCGCGCAGCGCTGCGGGAATCAGGTCGATCCTACTGTGTGCCACTGCGGCGAGTCGATGACGCGCCACGGATCGCGTTCGGGTCACGCGCCGGTGCCGATGGGCTGCGACTGCGCGCGAATGGCGGCCTCGTGACGCCGATCAGGCACGGCCCGGCCGGCCTACCGGCTCAAGCGGCGCCGCGCGTGCTGCCCGACGCCACGAGCTGCGCGCACCGCCTCGTCGAGCTATTCGGCGTCGCCCAGTGCAGCAGATGCGATCGCTACTTCGCCGAGGTCAAGCTCGAGGACGGCAGCATCGGGCTGCAGGTGGAGCTGCCACGGTACCCGCCGGGGCCAACAGAGTGAGCCGCACGCGCTCCATGGTCCAGCGGTACCCGTACACGCGGGGTCCCGACGGCAAGAACATCTGCCGGTACTGTCACGGCACAGTCCCGCGCCCGCGGATCTACTGGTGCTCCGCGGCGTGCGTCGACGCCGCTTACCTGCGCTGCGACCCCAAGGTGCAGCGCCGCAAGGTTGAGGAGCGCGATCATGGCGTCTGCGCGGTCTGCGGGCTCGACACCGGCGCGGTGCAGGAGGCTTACAACCGCGCCTTGAACGCGGTAGGTCTGGCCGCTGGCCGCTACAGCGAGCCGCACAAGGCTGTCGCGGAACGGATGCGCGCCCTCAGGATCGCGTCGTCGCAGGGCAAGCACTGGGCGTGGGATATCGGCCACCTCTGGGAGATGGATCATATCGTCCCGGTCATCGAGGGCGGCGACGAGATCGACGACGTGCTCTCGAACCTCCGTACGCTCTGCATCCCGTGCCACAAGCGGGCGACCAAGGATCTCGCCGGGCGGCGCGCGCGCGAACGCCACTGCCCGCAGGGGCCGAGTGAAGATGCCACGAAACGGGCAGCTAGGCCATGAAACAAGGCCGCCGATTACGCAGCGCAGGAGCCTCCTGCTGCACGAGTTCGTGCCCCTCGTATATGGGCACGTACCCCGCTCTAGCTGCACGAATTCGGACCCCCAAAATGCCCTGTAAGTGCCTGAAATGATAGGC